AGCAAAAAGCCACATCAGATGTGGAAGGATGCACTTGGTCACACGTTTGAGTATGAGAATGACGCAAAGGAAGCAATAGAATTTTGGTTCAACAGAGATGATATATATAATCATTTGTTAGACAACTATGATATTGTAGAAGTGCCAGGTACAGTATTTACACGTCTTGATGCAGTTATTACTGGTACATATGGACGTAAATCAAAGCCTATTGACTACGCAGATTTTGTGGCATGTTGGCGTGATGGACAAACCACGCTTAATAAAATTAACAGAAATAATAAGATGTCTGGCAAAAATATTGAGGGAGTGCATAGAATTAATTACGATTTGGCAGTTGTTCTTAAACATTTCCCACAATGGAGGAAGAAACAGGAAAAGCTTAAGGCAGAGCGTATCGAACTTGAAAGAGCTCAAAGAGAAGCTGTGCGCATTAATTATGACAGCATGCGAAGAACGGAAATCAAGCATGAAGGCTTGGATGATATTTCTGCTTTGCTAGATGAATTTTAAGTAGGTGACAGAGATGCAGAACGAAAATAATGAAGTAAAATTTGATAAAACAAATGTCCAGTCGGAACTATTATTTTGCGGCTGTATGTATAAGGAACCAGATCTTTATTTAAGTTATGGTGAGTCTACAAAATCTAAGTATGATTTTTCTGACCCTGGTACAAGATTTTTTTATGATTTGTTTGAAGACTATTATTTGACTTTCAGTCAGGATATTTCACAGAATAAAATCAACACTTTTGTAACACAAAACACGGAGAGACTTAAGTCATATAAAAGTTTTGGTGGATGGAAAACCATTCAAAATATGATGGATTTGGCAGATCCAAATGATTTTAAAAATGTATTTAGTACGGTTAAGAAGTATTCATTGATTCGTGAATATGACAAGCAAGGATTCCCTGCAGAGAAGCTTCTGTCACTGCCAAATTTTCAGTATATGACGGCTCATGACGTGTATCGTATGATGCGCAGCAAAGCAGATAAAATCAATACTAAAATCAATGTTATAGAAGAACCTGTGCTGCTTACACAGGGCGTTTCTAAAGTTGTAGATTCTTATTTGTTGGCTCCGCAGTTTGGCATACAGACGCACTGGAAGGGTTATAATGACTATTTTAGAGGATTGCTACCTGGAAATGTTTTGTTTCAGGGTTTTCTATCTAATGAAGGTAAGTCAAGAAACCTTGTTAACTTGATTGCATATGTTACTCTTGTTAAAAAGCAAAAGTTTATGCTTCTAAGCAATGAGATGACCGAAGATGCAATGAAGAACTGCTTGATTACTACTGTATTGAACTGTAAGGAATTTAAGGCACTTCATGGTGTTGAATTAATGAAGCCTGAAAAAGAGATTACTATGGGTATGTACAGAGATGATATCACAGGTGAGTTTGTAGAAAGAAAAAACGATGGTAAGGGAAACTTTACAGAAAGCGAAGAAGATTTCCTTAACAGAATTAAGAATACAAAGGAATATCAGGATGTAATTAAGGTTGCTCAATGGATGGAAGAACAGTTGGAAGGTAAATTTTATTTTAATGATATCACTTCTGATTATAGTGATGAAGCTATTGAACTGGAGGTTAGAAGAGCTAAGTTAGTTTATAACTGCAATTGTTTTGCGGTTGATACGTTGAAAGCTTGGGGCGCTGAGGATTGGGTTAAGGTTAAGGCAACTGCAACGAAGATTGTTGAGCTTGGAAAGGAACTGAAGTTATTTGGAATGTGTACGTTCCAGTTGACTGACGCAACAGTTTTTGATAGCGTGTTTGATCTTAGCTCAAATAATATTGGTGCCGCAAAGGGTATCAAACATCCTGTAGACTTGCTTACTCTTGGCAAGAGAATCAATCAGGAAGAATATCATATGTATCAATATATGGCGTATGATGACAACTGGGGAGAAGAAGTCGCCCATGATTTGGATCCTCAAAAGAAATATTTTAGCGTCAGAATTGACAAAAATCGTTTAAATGAGAAAGATAAAATTATGCTATTTGACTATGATCTTAATTTTAATGTATGGGATAATGTTGGCCTATTGGTTAAAAAGAAATAAAATTAAAACAAAAAAGTGCAATAAGAAAGGAATTGACAACAGATGGGAATGACTTAATTAATTATGGAAACGAAAAAATGTATATGTTGTAAAAAGGAACTCTCAGTTAACATGTTTGATCCAAGCTCTAAAAACCCAGATGGATATGAAAGTACATGTAAAGAATGCAAAATTAAAAAACGAGAGTATTATGAAAGAAATAGAGAAAAAATATTGAAAAAATGTGCTGAATATACTGCTACACACAAGGAAGAGAAGGCTGCAAGAGATAGGAAATATGCACAAGAGCACAAGGAACAAAGACAACAATATCAAAAAGAGTATCGTGAATCTCATAAAGAAGCAAATGCAGAGTATCAAAAGCAATATAGGATAAAAAATAAAGATAAATTGGACGAATATAAAAAAGCACCGCACATAAGATATAAAGTTTATCAAAGTAATGCTAGAGTAAAAGACCGTGATTTTAATTTGACAGAAGATGAGTTTATTGAAATATCAAAGCTACCATGCGTATATTGCGGAAAATACAGTGACACATACAACGGAGATCCATTTAGTGGTGTTGATAGAGTAGATAGTAACTTAGGATATTCTATAGATAATTGTGTTCCATGCTGTGCAACTTGCAATAGAATGAAACTAGATCTTAATGTGGATGACTGGATTGACAAAATGAAACAAATTATTAATCATTATTGTGTATAATCTTTGTGCAATTTACCAACTTGACAACACAAAATTAATGCACTATAATACACACGAAAGAAGAAACAAAATATGTCAGTGAATTTAAAATTACGTGAACTACTTCCAGAATATTCATTAGTGTTTGACAACGCATCCTATGACAACTCTATAGTCGGAGTTACAACCGACAATAGGGTTGTTTATGATTACAATAAAATGATTGTTGAGCTAATGGAAGATGAAGGATGGAGTTATGATGATGCGGTAGATTGGATCGAGTTTAATACTATTGGAAGTTTACCGTATGCGGGGGAGAAAGCACCAATTATTATGTATGGAATAGAGGAATGAAAATGGAACAGAATGTAAGAATTAAGCCTTTTAAATGGGCAGATCTTACACTAATTGTACAATATGAATGTTGTCCAAAGTGCAAGTATTTTTCTAGCTGCTATGACATAAAAGAATTGGCATGTGAATATGATGGACGTTCAAGTGTGGTTAAAAAAGTACCAAATTATATTAGTCAAGATTGTTTTAAGGAAGGAAGCGAAGATTAGAAATGAATTTGACTAAGACAAGTAAATATATTAGTTTAATTTTGCGCCATAAGCCAGAAACAATTGGTATCAGTCTAGATGAACATGGCTGGGCCAATGTTAAGGAACTTATTGATGGTGTAAATAAAACTCACAAATTAGATATGAAAATGTTAGAAGAGATTGTTGCAACAGATGACAAGCAGCGATACTCTTTTAACGAAGATAAAACCAAAATCCGTGCCAATCAGGGACATTCTATTGATGTAGATGTGGAACTTGAAGAATCTATTCCACCTGATATGCTTTGGCATGGCACAGGAATTAAATACGTAAAGAGTATCAATGCAGAAGGGCTTATTCCTAAGTCCAGACTGTATGTACATCTATCTCAAGATACAAAAACAGCAATAGAGGTTGGTAAGAGACATGGTACTCCTGCAGTGTATTGCATTGATGCAGCAGCAATGTATTTAGATGGTTATAAGTTCTATAAGTCTAAAAATGGCGTATGGCTAACTAAGCACGTACCTGCGGAGTATTTTAAGTGAGAGATGAGGGATTTAATGGCACAATGGATACATAAAGAAATAAATTATGGTGACGTGGTAAGTCATGAGTGCTGTTGTTCGAATTGTGGATATGTAGTCATGAGATATTCACATTTGATCTATGATCTCAGAGCAGGAAAGCCGTATGTTGCACCAGAATACAATTATTGCCCAAATTGTGGGGAGGAAGTAGAGAAATGAATATCAGTCAAAAGAGTATTGGTCGTAATAACGTTCAAATTGGAGTTCAGAATAACATTAAGGGAAGTAATATTATTAGCGGAACTGCTATTATTAATGGTACGGTTATTGTCAATGGGGCAGAATTACCTACGCCTCCTACAAATTGTCGTAACACCACGATTATTAATAATAAAGTATATATTGACGGTTATGAATTTAAAAATGGCAAGTGGAAGAAGACTCTGCGTGCCTGGTGGCATTTGTGGTTTTGAGGAGGAGTAAATATGCCTAAGCTATTTGTAGTTAGTGATATACATGGGTTTTATGATGAATTAATTGAGGCATTGGATAATGCTGGATTTGATAAGTATAATTCTGACCATTGGCTAATTACATGCGGAGACCATTTTGATCGTGGTCCAAAACCAGTAGAGGTTATGCGGTATTTGATTAGCTTGCCTAGAAAGATTTTTGTAAAAGGTAATCATGAATCACTATTGCAAGACTTGTGCGAAAGAGGATATCCAGGATCTCACGATTTTCATAATGGAACATATGAAACTGTATGTAAATTTGGTGGTGAAGATCTTGGCAGGGGATTTGAAGAGTGCTGTATTATTACGGAACAGAGAACTAAGAATTTTATTTATAGTATGGTCAATTATTTTGAAACCAAGAACTATATTTTTGTGCATTCGTTTGTACCTCTAAAAAACCTTGATGGTCTTCCTAAATATCATATTAGAAATAGGAAGTTTGCAATTGATCCTGATTGGAGATATGCTCATGCAAGCGCATGGGAAGAGGCTCGTTGGGGGAATCCGTTTGAATTGGCAAAGAGTGGATTTTTACCAGATAAGACCCTGGTATTTGGTCATTGGAGCACGTATGATCAGAGACCTTATGAATACTATGATAATGATGATTTGTTTGACCCTATTTATGGTGATGGATATATTGGTATTGATGCCACGACTGCATTAAGTGGTCAAGTTAACGTTCTTGTTATTGAAGACGAATTCATGGAGGAATAATATATGCTTAAGACGCCTTGGTGTGGATGGAGCGAGATTACAATTGGAAGTTGGCATGATCGTTGCAGCTATTTAGATGATGTTCCATACAGGCTCCTAGAGGCTGTAGATCATACTAACAGAGCTGGTATGCCTAGTGCAGTTAAGTTTGACGCAGAGGGCTATCACTATATTATTGTATTTGATATGTATAGGACGCATATTATTTGCGATAGCTTTGAAGGTGGGTATAATTATTACACAATTGAAGTTGACTTAAAAGATTTAATTAGAGAACTGCTGGAAGATATTCGTAGGGATCTTGATGCGTGGGGCAAATGGTTTTGCGATGTAAGTGAATATGAAGCCGAAGAACGCAAATTGGATCTTAGTGCATGGTGTAATGTCATTGAAAAAAGATTGTAATTACCCTCTTGACAAAATGAAAAAAGTATGATATAGTATAGACACTTCAGAAAACGATACAAAATTAATGAAGGAGTTAAGTTATGAGTAAGAATTACTTTAGCATTGAAAGAAATGGACAGTGTTGGACGCCCGTAATCCTGGCGGATAGAAACGGAAATCCTGCATTTGAAGAGTTTCTTGATATGAACTATGAAGAAATGAAAACAAGTGATAAACTTGGTGACTTCATTATGGCATCTATGAATGCAGCTGATAATAAGTCTGGAACAGCAGATGAACAAACTGCCGTAACACTTATTGGTGAAGATGGCGTGTTTATTTGGGGTATTATTATGGGCCCAGATCCTGAACAGGAACATGATGTTAGATTTAATCTTATTGATTGGAAGAAAGATGGTAAATCTTATAGATATGAGCCTTAAAAAATAATTTAAATACCCCCTTGACAAATAATGGAAAGTGTGCTATAATACATTCAGTTCAAAAGACAAGCCGCCTTGAATCGGGAGATTAAAAAGGGACTTGACAAATTGAAAAAGATGTGCTATAATACATATACGTTAAAACAATACAAAATTAATGAGATACAAAAAGGAGTTCAAATTATGATTAAGTACATTATTATCCCGGAGCGACGTATGGTTAAGGCCATTCTAGAAGACACCGCTTATGATGCTTATAATAAGATTAATAAGATGTTGGCTGATACGCCCTTCTGTGCATGCTCTGATAAGTACCTGATGCCTAGCCGGTTTGTTGCAACCGTTCCTTGTGATGAGCGTGATGAATTTGATGTAGAGTTTGGCAAGAAGCGTGCAAAGAAGATCCTGCTGGACAACTATTACAAGAGTCTGGATAAGAGAATCGCTAAGTTTAGAGAAGATGTGCTGATCTTCAATGGAAAGGTTTTCGAGACTCCTGAGGCGCTTGAAAATACCCCTTGACAAAATGTAAGATGTATGATATAATACATACACTTAATCAACAATACAAAATTAATGGAAAACGACAAATGTATGCTGGTGTCGTTAGTGCCGACAAGTGAGGTTCTGTGTTGGCAAAAATTTGGTTCCGTGGCTCAGCGGTCTAGAGCAGCGGGCTCATAATCCGTCAGACTTCGGTTCGAATCCGAACGGAACCACCAAATATGTTCTAGTAGCTCAGTTGGTAGAGTCCACGACTGATAATCGTGCGGTCACTGGTTCAAGTCCAGTCTAGAACACCACATGCGCCGTTAGCTCAGTTGGTAGAGCAGCGCCCTTTTAAGGCGTGGGTCGGGAGTTCAAATCTCTTACGGCGCACCATTGTCCCACGGAATGTGGCGTCGATGAAGCAGTCGCAGGTTTAGGTGGTGGCTGTAGAGACACTTCCCAGCGTTGTGTGTGTACCGATAATAAGGGGGATAACGGAGAAAGCCTAAACCGTGAAAAACACTCATTAATGATGAACTAGATCAATGGATATAGACTTCAGATTGCTTTACCAATCGCCAGTAAGTGAGATCATCTCCCTCTAAAGGAGAAAATTGAGGTTCGATTCCTCAGTTCATCGAATATGGTCCCTTAGCTCAGTTGGCAGAGCAATAGGCTGTTAACCTATGTGTCGCTGGTTCAAGCCCAGCAGGGATCGCCAAGCCTAGTTAGTTATCTGCGCAGATACGGCAACATCCCAAGGTTAAGGCGGCTGACCGCTTAATGAAAAAGCCACCCTGGTACGGTGATAATGCTTGCTAACGGCAAAACAACCGTACAACACAAAAATAAAGGAGATATAAAATGGTATATCCTGTAAAGTTTGAAACAAAGGAAGACTTATATCGTTTTAGTGAATTGGCCAGCAAGGAAGATTTTGGTATTTATATCAGTACTCCTTATGGACAGCTGGATGCTAAGAGTCTGTTGGCACTGTTTACGATTTTAGGCAATGATGTTAATGTTGTTGCACCTGATCATACTGATGCAGATAAGTTCTTGGCATTTTTAGAGAAATATAATCAGTAATGATTGTATACATCTCCGCATAGCTCAACAGGATAGAGCAACGCTCTTCTAAAGCGTAGGTTTCACGTTCGAGTCGTGATGCGGAGGCCATATGGTCCCTTAGTCAAGCGGCTAAGACGTTGCCCTTTCACGGCGAAGGCGGGAGTTCGATTCTCCCAGGGATCACCAATAGCATTTTCTTTTCAAAGAGTTTCTTCAATGCTTATAATGTAAGATAACTCGTGCTTATAGCTCCGTGGAGCAGTGGAGTGCTCGTCTGCCTGTCACGCAGAAGGTCGTGGGTTCGAATCCCATCGGGGCTGCCAGATAGTTTATCTATCCGGGCTTGGCCGATAGACCCTCGTAAGAGGATGAAAGAGGAAACTGACAAAGCCTCGCCAGAAATGGTAAACCAAGCAAAACGAGCCGGGACTGGCTTAGACTGAAAAGGCCTATTCGGATATGTCCCCCATGTCCTAACTCAAACTTGATGATGTGAAGTGGATTTTCAAGGAGTGACTGCTTGAGAAAATTCGTTGCCGCAAGCGACTGGCATCAACGCAAAAGGATGGTTTGAGGTACAGTAAACCGTAGGTAGGTTAGTTCGAGTTTAGCTAACAAGGGCAACTACCAATTTATCTGCTACGGTGGATAAATCGTGTGAGTACGAAAGCAAAGGAAAGCACACGTAGGCGGGTAGCATTCTTGCACTCAAAAGGTGTGAGAACTACAATAAGAGTCTGTCTACTGTCACATAACTTAGTGTAGGTTCGAGTCCTACCACCGCCCCCAATTTTAAACTCAATTTATGGCGGTGTAGCTCAATAGGAAGAGCAATCGGCGTTGAAAACCGATGTTATAAGTAAAAATCTCTTATTGGGAACGATGAAAAGTGTCCTAATCCCTCAGTAAGTAAGAGCAATGGGGGATGTGTAGTGTACAAGCACTATGCATTTGATTGAAGCGAAACTAGAACGAGGTAGCAGTCGTGAACAGCCCGCAAGGTTGATAGTGGAGTGATAATCGAGTAAGCGTTCCTTTAAAGGCGTAAGCAAGCCTGATTCCATTGTGGTGTGGAAGCAAATTGCGGGCATGAGCGGTACTACCCAAAAGGTAGTGGAAAAGCACTCAAAACATAAAAGTGTTAAGCCGTAGCAATTCGTGAGTGTATTCTCAACTCACATACAATCTTACCTAAAGCTTATATCGCCCTATGCGAGCTTGATAAAATAACAAGCATGGGCTGTATGGGGCCGTGGCGCAATTGGGAGCGCAATTCCCTTGCAAGGAAAAGGTTAGGGGTTCAAGTCCCCTCGGTTCCACCAATATGGGTCGATAGCTCAGCAGGTAGCAGCAGAGGACTGAAAATCCTCGTGTCGTTGGTTCGATTCCGACTCGACCCACCAGAGCTAGGTACAAGATGGGAGGAAACGAGCAGATAGTCCTCGCCGTTTGTACAAAAGGAAACACCGTATAGAATTCGTAACGGTACTTGTGGAC